GGGGGAGGCGAACGCAGGCAGGCGGACTTCACATTGTGGAAAAATAGAAGGTGAACACGATGTCAGAAAAAGTTAAAATTGAACTAGAAATGGACGGATTGAATCATCTTAGTATGCAAGAAGCCTTATCTTGCTATATGATCGAGTTGCGTAATATTCAGAATGACTTACCTGACGAGCGTAAGCACGAAATCGATGAAGAATGCCTATCTATCCTAGATCTAAAAAAAACCGAGTATTAGAGGCCTACTACGAGGCTGAGGACAAACAAAATGAGCAAAGAGAAACCAAACTACGATAACAAGGACGCTCGCCCGATCTGCAATGGCTGGAACGATCTAAAAGTCACCTCCATTGTCGATGGTCGTATCAACGAGTGCGAAACCCACTGCAAGAAGTGCGGTCATGTCGATTACTGGGCATACGGATGGTATGAACCAAAAGGTGTTTAAACATGTTGAACTATGCCTAGTTATGTCTGATAATTAGGTATAGTTAAATCAAAGAGGAAAGAGTAATGGATAGTTTATCCGATATTGTCGAAGGCAAGATTGCTACTTACCAGTTAAGCCATAATGGCGAGAAGCCTACTCAGGTGATCCTAGGTAAGGGGCAGGCAAAGTATTTAAAGGATGTTCGAGCCATGATTGAAATGAGAGGGGACGTAGTTACTGACCCTGAGCGGTACTGCCGATTAGAGATAGTGTTCAGTGAAGAAGATAGCAAAGTGGAGGTGAGATAATGAGCAGAAAGAAACCAACTTATTACTATTACCCGTGTGAGCGTTGCGGTTTTAAGAATGGCTATAAAGCAGAGGGTCGATGCTGGAAGTGCGGTTATCGTTTGTGCGTTGATTATAATCGACCAGTAAGATATAAGTGAACGAGGAAAGATCAATGACCGTAGATAAAGGCCGAGATGTAATCATCATGGTTAACGGCAAACCTCTAACTGGCGTGCAGCGAGGTTCGGCTGTGACCTTGCCTTACGAGGACATGGAACAAGAGGTTGCTGCTCTCGTACCCGCACGACTATCTATTCCACCGCAACGATCCTGCAAAGGAGTACATTTGGCGGTGCATGTTAGTCCTGTTTTGGCCTATAATAGCCGTCTACGTTGTTTATAAGTTTAAGAGGAGATAAGAATGCCACCATTCTATATTCTAGCGCATCAGAAGCACTCAGACGTGCCGGTGATGATTAACCCTGAGCAGGTAGCCGAGTGGGCGCTGGTCTACGATAATGAAGACCTAATCAAAGAGGACTACCAACTAGAGCTGCATCTCGGAACCTTCGATGCAGAGTCAGCTACGGTCATTGACTTGGGCGGTGTTTTGCTTGCAGCGCAAGGTCTTAGCGAAGGCAAGAATAAAGACTTCGTTGTCACCTATAAGTGGCTCAATACCTTGCTGACCAAGATCCGTGAAGCCGTAACCTACCTGCTGATCGGGCGAGCGGAGACTCCAGCTATTGTGGATATCCAAGACATGGTCACGGTCGGCTTACTAGGGTGGCTCGAGAACAATGAGTGAGTTGCAATATCGCGTGAACCGTTTACGCTACACCAACGGGCTGAGTCGCAAAGAGGTTGCGGAAGTGACGAACCAACCGATGTCAGCCATTAATTTCTTGCTTTTCCCTAGCCGAGCCGATTTCCTCAGTGCTAGCCGTAAGTATCGCAAGAAATCCTAAATATAAGCGAGGATTCCAAACGTCCTCGCCATTACATAGGGCTATATGGCGCTATGGGGTGTCCTAACGTGATACGCTAGGTATACCTAGATGATAAAATTAAAAACCCTATAGTCGCATTTAGGGGCTCTTATGGGGAGATATGAGGACTTTTCTTGGGTCGGAATTTCAATTAGTATTATGATTACTCAGAACCGATACTAAGAAAGGGAGCCGTAGCTCCCCTTTTTTAGATTTTATAAAGATAGACTTCGCATGCCCTTGTTGGCCATACGTCCATGACCATCTTGCATCCAGCTGCCCAAGCCTCGTCCGCAGTCTCGAACTTTTGTATGCTTAGGTACTCCAAGTTAGGAGCGATGATCTTGTATTTCCACATAAGCTTTCCTCTTTGCTTAATTGGTCAGGCCAATCCCAACCAACAAAGATATTATCTAATAAAGGGGGATCAAAGATCACCCCTATTATCAACCTTTCTTTGCTAAATATTCTAGGCATTCTGCATAGCTTGCTTTAGACTTAACCTTGCGACCATTGCTTTCATATCTATCTCCTCAATCAATATAAATATTATCAAACAGGTCGTGCTTAGGATCAGCACCTTTTGAACCTTTTTCTTAAAATAAATGTTAAATTATTTTGCTTAACTATGGTGATTAATAGGCAAAGGTGTCAGATAATATATTCATTGTTTGAGGAGAGTGTTATGAAATTAGTTATCGGCCAAGTAGTTAAATTCCAAAACTGGAACGGCGAAATCTTAACTGGTACAGTATGGGATATGGATTCAGATCCTAAGTGTGCAGTTGAAGTTCGCGTTGGCGAAGATACGTTCATGGTATTCTCTGACCAGTTCGTAAACTAAGAGGAAAGCAAAATGCAAAACATGTTTCAGGAAATTATCGCCAACCAGTTCACAAGCGAGTTCGCACAGAAGTATATGACCAATTACGCGCACGGCTTAGATGATACTTACGTGCCTGATTTAAAGGCAGGTATGCAGTATAACCGTACCGAGTTCCTTGCCGCGATGAACTTTGGCTTTGTCGACAATAAGGGCGCTACGATTGCCACCATTCATATTGTGGATTGCTCTTTGGGTCGCTTCATTATGGCCAAGCAGAATAATAGTCCTAAGTTCCACCGTAGCGAAATCAAAAACAAGGTGGTAGTAGCCGAGCTGGTGGATATTGCTCTAGAAGTTCTTTTCGAGGCATTGACAGAGCATGAATAAAGATCCTAAGCGACGCACCGTCAGATACAATGGCGCTTGCATCAACTTACCAAAGGGTCGCTTGTATATAGCGACCTATGCAATCGAGGACGAGATCTTTAAGTTCTGTAGAATCACGGTGCATTTAGTGGGCAAAGGTGGGAAAATCCTTAAATCGGTATACACCGATGGTGGCTATCTCGAAGATGAAGCAATCGCGGTAGTAACCAAATTTAATAAAGCTACTGAAGATGGGAGCAAAGAATGGTAGATTTAATCATGGTGGCCTTAGCGGCTATCCTGTACGTCATGGGCTGGATGCTAACCAAAACCATTGGGGATATCATGGGGTTCTGGTTTAACGATTGGACTAGTTTCCTGTTCTGGTATATAATGCTTGTAATCCTTAGCGGGATTGCAGTTAAACGCGCATTTAGTCAGGAGTCGAAAGATGAGTTCATTGACGGGTAAGAAATGCAGTAAGTGCGGCGGGACGGCAATTGTCTCGCTGCGTTCTATTAATATGCGGAAGTGCGCTGATTGTGGTTGCGAGGAACCATGGCACCTAGATAAAGGGCAGCAGCCTTTGGTGGCAAACAATCGAATCAAAAACGGTCAGAACCTACCCGCAGCGTCAGAGGAGAGCACCAATGCCAGCTCCAGCAAATGACAAAGATATTTTCCAAGCCGGTTATAAGGCCGTAAAGCAAGCCTACTTCAACGGTAAATCCATCAAAGCTATCCAAACCCAAGTCGAGATGCACGGCGGTAAAGACCTAGTCTTTAATAAGGGTAAGCTTAAATTCTGTGAGGAGATCTTAAATGACTGCACACGCTCGTAACAAAGGCAAGCGCGGGGAGCGCGAAGTGGTGGTACTATTGCAAGGCATCTTGCAAGCCAATAAGCTAACCGATCATTTCAGTGCAGAGAACATCGGACGTAACTTGTCTCAGACTCGCGGTGGCGGATTTGATATCGAGAATGTGCCCTTGCTAGCTGTGGAAGTGAAGTACCAAGAAACCCCAAATTTCAAATCTTACTGGAACCAAGCGTATAAGCAAGCACTCCAGCACTGCGAAGCATTCCCAGACGATCCACTTACTCCGGTAGTCTTTTGGCGTAAGGCTCGCGCAAAATGGAAGGTTCTTATCCCTGCGGCATTCTTAGAAGGCTGCGAAAGCATACCTGAGTATATCGAGATGGATACCAAGACGTTCACGTACTGGTGGGTTAGCCGATTACGCAAGCATATCCCAACCCAAAAATAGGGGTTGAAATTCCAATAGGAACGGTTATATAATTTAGCTATCAGGCACAGAGGGTGAATTATATGACCAAGCAACACAAGGGTGGCAATCTGCCATCTAATTCAGACGGAAGCAAAAAGTGGAAGGATATGGGTGGCCAGCAAGCATGGCTATCAACCGAAGAAGAAGTCCTAGCTTTAGCCAATAAGCTACCGCAGTATTATCTGAAGGGTGAGTCAGATTCAGAAGTCTGCGCAGCTATGGGCATCTCTAAACAAACCTTTGCTAACTACCGCCGTATGTATCCAGTGCTCCAAGAAGCCTACGAATTAGCTAAGACTAATGCTGAAGCATTCTGGTCGCGCAAGGGTAAAGAAGGAACCTTCGGCGAGGCAGAAGTCAACGCCAATATGTACAAGTTCCAAATGACCAACCGCTTCCAGTGGGGCGATAAGGTTCAGACAGAAGTTACGGGTAAGGATGGTGGCGCTATCAATGTCAATTTGACTGAGCAAGACGTTGCAGCTTTCGACAAGAAATTTGATAATGATTACTGATCGAGAAATCCGAACCGAGCAAGACGCAGAGCAACTGGTGCTTGAGGAGAAATACCACAAGCATCGTTGCGAAACTGACGGTATCCATTTCACGCGCTACTTTTTTAAGGACGTGCTGGAAGGGACTAAGATGATCGTAGCCCGTCACAATATGATTGTCGACTGGGCACTACAACGGGTAATCGATGGTAAGAGCAAGCGCCTTATCATTAATATCCCACCAGGATTCTTCAAGACCATTCAGGCAGGGGTGGCCATGGCCGCTCGCTCGATGGCAATTGAGCCTCGTTCTCGATTCCTGTACCTATCCTATTCCCAAACACTGGTAGATGACTGTTCATCGAAAGTGCGCTCCATTATCCAGTCGCCGCAGTTCCAGAATAAGTGGTCAATGGAGTTGAAGAAAGATGCCCAATCAAAAGGTCTTTGGAAAACTGACAGCTACGGCGAGTTCGGTGCGCGTACTCTATCCGGTCAGGTGACTGGTTTCCGTGCTGGGCGCTTACTTGAACAAGAAGATGATGTCAACCATTATTATGGTCTGCTTATTATCGATGACCCGAACAAACCGGACGATGCCTTTACCGCAGAACGCGAAAAAGTCAACAACCGATTCAACAACACGGTTATGTCGCGTCTGGCGGATGATACCAATACTCCTGTGGTCATCATTATGCAGCGCATCCACGATAACGACCTATCCGGTTATCTACTCAAAGGTGGCTCGGGCGAGGTTTGGGATCATTTGGAATTGCCTGCGTATTACGAGGAACGTGCTTATCCTAAAGAATGGACGCACGGCCGACCAATGGAGATCCCTGAGAATATTAGACCTCCGTTAAACAAACCGCTATGGGCTCAGAAAGTTAGTGAAGATCGTATCGAAGCACTAAAGCACCATAACTACACTTGGCTATCCCAGTACCAACAGCGACCACCAAGCGCCAACGCTGGTTTATTTAAAGAATCCTTTTTCCTTGATAACGTATATGACCCGAACCAACCGCCACCGTTCGAGTATACCATGATCTTTGTCGATACGGCAATGAAGGCCAAGGAATCGAGCGACTATACCGCTGCGACCTGTTGGGGTTATTATGATGGTTGCATTTACTTGATAGATATATTAAGAGGCAAATGGACTCCAGATGAATGCAAAAACGTACTTCTTGACTTTTTTAAAAAGCATGCGAAAACATATCACACCAATTCCAGATGTCGCTCGGCTAAGGTGGAAGATGCCGCCTACGGATCGATCTTCATTCAACAAGTAATGGGGAATAGCCCCGTTCCTGTGGAGGGGCTCACACGGACGAAAGATAAATGGTCGAGAGCGAATGATGTTTCTGGCTTTTATTCGGGTGGCCGTTTAAAATTTTTACCAGTATCCGCAAACCCTCATATGACGGATTTAATAGAGGAGCATATTGGTTTCACACCTGACGATACCCATGCGCATGACGACATTGCTGATACCTGCTTCGATGCAGCTGAGACAATGTTATTCGGTGGCAATGATGGATTTGTTGGAATTTGGGACTAATAGGCTTATAATAAAGTCTAATTAGGAGACTTAAAATGGCCGATCCACATAACCAACTGCGCTCTCGCACTTTTCCTACTGAGTTTAACGACTTAGTTGCGCATGCTCGAATGGGCTTGCGTGACGATGTACGAGTAGTCTCGATTTCTGGTTACTCACCAGACGCTCAGACATCCCCAACTCAAATCAATCCATATGACGTAACTAGAGACTTAACCGTTCCAGAAAACTTTGTTGCTATGGAAGTTAAATCTGACAATGCGTCAGACGTTCATTGGGTAGCGATCACTGGTCTAGATGATCAGTACCAAATAAAAACGGAACGTATCAAACTTGACGGAACAACTCCAGTCGCATTGGACGGTTTATGGTATCGGATCTACAGTATAGAAAACGCTAGTTATTTCGGTATCTACGAACCTGTAGCATCTACGCAGGGTGTAGTCACTGTTTATCCAACAGGGGAATCAGGTTTACCAAACGATCCAGCTACTCAAGCTGCAATGGAAGGCCTTGCCTCAGGTGTCGGTATGGCTGGCGAACGTAGCTATGAAGGTTCCTTTACCATCCCTAGAGGCTGGCAAGGCTTCTTTTTACAGGCGCAAGCATTTCCTGGCAAATGGGACGAAGTTGCTATCTCATTCCAAGTGCGTCCTTTTGGTGGAGTATTCGTTGGTGAAGCCGTGATTAATTCTTTCGAGGTTCCAACTCAGGTTATGGGCACTGGTGAACGATTCCCTGAATTATCGGATATTAGAATTATGGCGAAAGGTTTATCCTCTCAAGGCGGTGATCCTATCTTAGTCCGCTACTCAATCCTATTGGTGAAAAACGTATGAACGCAAAAACCGAAGTCAAATTGACGGCTGAACAGATGCTGGTGGTAAACCAGCTCTCGACCTTACGCCGAGAACTGCGCAGCTATAATCACGGTGTCTCTAGCGATGGTAAACGCTCGCTTTATGACATCTTCAAGTTCCCAGAGGAGCTGCAGTTCGAGGAACTGTACTCACTTTTCCGCCGCAACGGTTTCGCAAACCGTGTAGTGGCGGGTATTTCTGATCGCTGCTGGAAGGCCGGTTTCACGCTAGAAGTAGATGACGAGCAGATCCTTGAGGACGAGTTAAAGCTCCTTTTCAATGATCGCCGTATGCTAGCGCAAACCGGTAAAGCCGATGTCCTAAACCGTATCGGTAACTACTCGATCCTTTATGTCGGCATTCCTGGCCAGAAACCGGAAGAACCTTTGCAGCCTGTTTCGAGCGGGGATCTCAGCAAAGTCTACTTCTCGCCATTTGCCGAAGATGGTATTGATATCGTTGAGCGCGAAACTGATCCAACTAACGAGCGTTTTGGTCTGCCGACCATGTATCAAGTTAATGTCGTATCTCGCGGTGACGAGGAAGAGCAAGTTAATACCATGAGCCGCAAGGTGCATTGGTCGCGAGTCGTCCATCTGGCTGAAGGGTCTTTGGATAATCCTGTGGAAGGTGTATCAGCACTATCCCCAGTCTATAATGCAATCTATTCCATTGAGAAGACTAACTACTCAGCGGCCGAGGCTTACTTCCGTAATGCTCGCGGTAAGATCGCATTAGAAGTTGACAAAGACTTTAAAGGTATTCTAGACGATACTGTCCGCGAGAAGATGAAGGACGAGCTTGAAGCATTCCAAAACGAATGGAACGATTTCATGCGTCTATCCGGTACCGAAGCAAAGGTACTTAATACTCCGCAGCACGATCCTAAAGGAACCTTTGATGTCAATATCGCTGAGGTTTCCTCGGCCACAGGTATTCCAGTTCGTATCTTAACGGGTGAAGGCTCAGGACAGTATGCTGGCAACGAAGACAAAGCGGCTTATAATGCGGTAATCTATGATCGCCAAAACTCCTTCTGCGTTCCAGTGGTTACCCGATTGCTTGAGATCTTATCGGAAGCTAACCTGCTTGACATTCCGGAAGAAGCCAAGATCGTGTTCCCAATCTCTAGCGCATTGAACGAAACCGAAGAAGCGGACATCATCCTCAAGAAATCCCAAGCCTTGCAAAACACGGCTCAGGCGATTGGCGTTGGTGCTCCATTATTCGGCGAAGTCACATTCCAGCAATGGATTGAAGATGTGTTCGGGATGGATTACGATCCAGATTCTATTGTCGATGAAATCATTGACGAGCAAGGGCGCGATGTGCGTCAGATGGCAGCAGAGTTAACTGACGAGGACGTTGGCGATGAAGATCCTGAAGATCAATCAGAGCAAGACGCGCAAGAGTAGGGTTCGTTCCCCTACTCGGGACGACCCTACAAGAACGCAGGATATTCGTGACCGATGGTCAAGAGAGGTAGATGCCCGCTATGGGCGTCTAGCTAAAGAGATTGTCGAGTATGCGAAAGCCGAGTTTGATCCTCTTACTAAAAAGAAGATTATCCGAAACTTGGCCACGTATGAGTATACCTATGACCAGTCAAAAGCGGTCGAGTTTATGGCATGGCTGCAAACTCGTATTGACGAAATCATCTTAGAAGGTGGACCAAGTGACAGCTGGCAAAACAAATACCTCACAGAAGCCTACGCAAGAGGTTTGCAGTTCGCGGAAAACACAGTCGGAGCAAATATTACGGCAGAGCTGCTATCAACGGCGCCGCTCACAGACCTTCAGGCTACGGAAAGCTTAACCGGCTTGGCGGCAGGGGCGGCTTTGTCCCCTTCTGTGGAAAGAGCCTTGGGTTTGGTAATCCACCGTGAGGCCGTCCAACTTTTATATGCGCGAGACTTCGCAGCGTTGAAAGGTATCACTGAAGCCATGAGTGCGCAGATCGCTCGTGTGCTTGCAGATGGTATGGATGAAGGTGTTGGTAAGCGAGAGCTAGTTGCTCGTATCCTAGACCGAGTTGACAAGGTGGGCGTATCTCGTTCCAAGCTTTTAGCGCAGACCGAAACCGTCCGCGCTCACCAATTGGCGAACATTAACCAAGGCGAGTGGATAAAGCAGACCACAGGTGCCGAAGTTCAGTATCTATGGATCACGTCTATGGATAGCCGAGTTCGCCATAGTCACGCCGAAAGGAATCGAAAGGTTTATAAAAGCCGAGCGACCATTGCCCCTTTAATCGGAGAACCAAACTGTCGTTGCGCGGTGCAACTATTCTTCCCTGCTACTGATAATAAAGAGCGCCAAGAAGGTAGATCCCGAACACGAGAAAAAGGTTTGAAACTTATCGATGATTAATTTAAACTAATTAAAACTTAGGAGTTTTAAAATGCCTCAAGAAATAACTAAGCAAGTCCTAGTTAACTCTACCATGACGGCTAACTACCGTGAAGAAGAGTTCAACGGGGCTACCCATATCGTGACAGAGATGGTTCCAATTGTCGGTGACTCCGTGATGAACCAAGGCCTGTATCCTGACTCGCAAGTCGAGGCGACTTTTAACCAGCTGGATAATATCCTAGCTCCAAATGGCCATCCTACTGTGGATGGGCAGCACGTTTCTGCATACGACCCTGCGGCCATTAATGCTAACAACTTCGGTGGTTTCATTAAGAATCCTAAGAAGAGTGGCCGAGTCGTTACGTGCGAGTTCTGGTTAAATAAAGAAGTTGCCGAGAAGACCGAGGACGGTTTGGAATTGATCCGCCGAATCGAGAACTCAGAACCAGTCGGGGTAAGTACGGGCTTGATGCTCAAGCAACTTACGGCAAATGGTTCCATCTCGGGTCACGACTACACATGGGTTGGCGTTGATTATAAGTTTGATCATGTCGCCATCTTATTAAACGAAGATGCCGCCGGTGCGGACTTCGGAACGGAACTGACCTATAACTCAGATCAGGTTATAATGGTCAACAGCTCGGTTAACAATACCTTTAGCCAATTAATTTCTGAGATGCGCTCGGAAGGATCAAATGGTTTTATTTCCGATATTGACCTTTCAGGTTCTCGCGCTATAATAGAAATGGAATCGGGTGAATTGGTATCACGACCGTTCTCTACTTCTAACGGAGTAGCGACTTTTAGCTCTACCGAAACTAAACCGGTAGTGAGATCAGTAACCTATAGTGATAAATCACTTCAAACCAATCAAGAGGACGCAGAAATGCCAGATCCTAAGAAAACTGCAGATAGCAAAGAGTTGACTATTGACTCAGCTATCGAATTGCTTGAAGCGAAAGGCTTCCAAGTAAACCAGAAGGACGAGGCAGCGCAAGCTGACTTGGAATTTTACCGTACCAACAAAGCTAAGATCTCTGCATTATTAGCAGCGGACGAAGCTAAGTTAAAAGAACTTCGTGACAACTTAGTTGCCAATTCAGAGTTAATTCAGGAAGAAGTGGACGCTATGGGCGAGCCTATGTTAGCCAAGATGACTGAGATGCTTGCTAATAAGCAACAAGGCGAAACTGATCATTCTATCGTTGGCGCTGGCGCAGGCAAGCAAGGCGAAGATGGCACAGTTCATCAACATAACACTGAAAGCACAGCGATTGATTACACCGATCCATCTGCTTTCGCAGACAAAGCATAAGGGGTCAGACAATGGCTGCAACTTATCACAACCGCATTGAACAATCACCATTGCCAGCAGATCCGATTTATCGTGAAGCGAACGCAGGTGCCGAAATCAAGCCAGGTTCATTATTGCTTGTTGGCAATAACGGCGACTACCAATTGGCGGGCGATGGCGTCAACCAACCGTTATTCGCAGTTGAGAATGTAGCGGACGCAGGCGGCATCGATGATGTCTACCCTGTAGGTGCGACTATTCGTTCTCGTGCTTTCCAAAGAGGTGAGCGTGTTTACGCTTTCTTGGATAATGGCGCTGGTAACGTAACTGATTTGTCAACCTTCTTAAAAGCGTCTGCTTCCGGTAACGGTACCTTGACGCCTATCGCTGGTGAAACGGGCAAAGAAATTGTTGCGCGTGCAACTGAAATCGTAGATAACACGAGCGGCTCAGAGCCAGTTCGTATCGTTGTGGAGATCTTGTAATGAACCAACAAGAACTATACCGTATGGTCCAAAACGCAAACGGCCACTGGAAGCAAGCATTCTCGGATGACCCGACCGGTAAAGTATTGCGCGCTAATGGCACGTTACGCCATGAAGACCACAGGAAGATTATGGCCGACTTGACTCAAGTACGTCAGAACTCTTTAACTTTGGTAGCTGACTTAAAAGCAGCTGGCTTAGTGGCATCTGCGTCAATTAGCGATATGCTAGTTGGTGTTGAAGATATTAACGAGTTCGGTCCTGCTCAACGTAGCATGAACCCAACAGCGGTTAACAACGATCAAACAGACTACGACTTGGTATATACTCCATTACCAATCACACACGCTGGCTGGTCTATCCCTTACCGTCAAGGTTCATTCGGCTACAAATCGTCTAACTCTTTACGTGCTTCTGTACGTGTGGTTGGCGAGTCGTTGGACAACTTGGTAATGCGCGGTGACTCGAACATCGTAGTTCCAACTTCAGGCGGCAGCTCAGTAACCATCTACGGTTACACGACTCACCCAGAACGCCAAACTTACACGATTGCAGACTGGAATGCGAACCCAGAGCAAATCATTGATGACGTATTAGGTATGATTAACCAGTTGGTTACTCAGGTTAAAGACATCCGTGAAAACTCTTTGATGCTTTACATTCCATTCGATTACCAAACTGTTATGCAAGAAGATTATTCTGCGCAGAAAGGTGATCGTACAATCATGGAGCGTTTAATGGCGATCAAAGAAGTTGGCGGCATTAAAGCATCTCGTGACTTGAACGATGGTGAAGTGGTAATGGTTGAAATGGATGCGCGTACCGTTGAGTGGGTAGAAGCGCAAGACATTACAACAGTTCCTTACGATAAATCCAATCCGTTAGATCCTTCTAACTTCGTGACTTACGCATTAGGTACTCCGTTACTTAAAGTTGACCGCAATGATCGCTTAGCGATTATCCACGGTACAACAGTATAACTAATGGGGCTCGCGCCCCATTATTTTTCTCAAGTTTTTAATCAGGTAAATTATCATGTCTGAAGCAAAAGTAGCAACAGTAGTTGCAGTCGTAATTGCAAACTCGGGTTTCACTTTCCGTGATGAACACTTTAAGAAAGGCGCAAAAGTAGAAGTTCCTAAAGCTAAGTTTGAAACTGGTTTCTATACTGGTAAATTGGACTTAGAAGAAAACTTAGTAACTAGCAAAGAAGATCCGCGCATCGCTAAGTTGGAAGAAGAAAATGCAGCGTTGAAAGAACAGGTAAAGAAGCTTGAAGCTGACCTTGCGGCTAAAGCGACTCCAGCACCTGCCGCTCCAGCAGCACCAGCAGCGCCAGCTAAGAAGTAAATAAGGAGCTCTCCGCATGGCAAGAACAACTAAAGAAGAAGTACGCACCGTCAACCCGTCCTTGGAGTCAATGCCTGATGCCACCTTGGATGCGATGATCTCTGCGGCTAATACTATGGTGAACAAGCTAGCGGAGAGCGACTGCGGTTCCTCGTTATCGGACGAGACTTTGACTCAAATCGAGACTTGGTTAGCAGCGCATTATGCTACTGTAGCAGATCCAAATGCTGCTGGCGCTACCGAAGTTAAGTTTGAGGGTTCCATGAAGAAATATGCGATTGCCCAATCTTCAGGCGAAGGCATTCTGTCGACTCGTTACGGCCAAACGGCTGATAACCTGTCTTGTGGATGCTTGGTAGAATTGCAATTGCGTAATACCACAGTGGATCGTTTCTAATGGCCGTAACAGATTACACGCAAGAAGTCACCATCTGGGAATTTGAGGTTAATGCTAAAGGGCAACGTACCTTTACTAACCTTGGAGTATTCCCAGCTCGTGAATATGATAAAGTCCAGATCTTCCGTAATGATGAGGGTGCGACTTATCAAACTAATAAAGTACTCTATACCTCTTATTGGGACATCGCTTTAGGCCACTATATTGCCCTTGGCGATTTTACCGGAGTGCAGAATCCTCCAGAAAGTTCCGTAGAAGTCAAGAACGTAGTTAAGTCAGATTTCTTTCCGGACGAAGCAAAGGCCGTCTACTAATGGCCAAGAAGGATTATGTCGAAATTCTGGGCGAAAAAGAAGTAGTCCAGAATATCGAACAAGTTCTTAAGCGCATGAAGCTTAAATCCCCTGCCGCACTATTAGCCGGTGCTTGGTATACTTTAGAGAAAGCTGAAGATACCGTTCCACGTAATACCGGCTTCCTAGCTGGCTCCGCATTCGCCGAAACTGAACCAACCATCGATGGTATGACAAGCGTAATTTTCGGTTATAAAAAAGAGTATGCAGCCTACGTTCACGAAATGCCAGATAGCACCAACTTCCAAAAGCCTCAAGCAGAAAGCCAATGGCTATTGAAAACATTGCAGCGTGAACAGCAAAACATCTTGAAAGCTATTCGAGATCAGGCTAGGGAAGATTTGAATAACCCATTTAACAAGAGGGGTGCATAATGCCAGTACAAACCTACGAATGGCCGACCAACTTTGTCTGCGATGATATCCAAGACTATCTCGTAGATAACGGGATCTTAAATATAGGGGACTCCCAATGTTTCGAGTGGAAAAGCGGCCAAGATAAGCAGATACTAATTAGGGATAATGGTGGGTTCGCTTCTGAAGTACCTGAGTCCGCGAGAATGAATACTTTCCAGATTCTTTTCCGCGGGTCAAAGGACGAGGGACATAAGGATATGTCTCAGCGAGTTTATGCGGTGTGCGAGTTCTTAGTTAACTCCGCATCGTTCACTGTAAACAATAACCGATATGTGCAAGTCTTCTTGCTAACTGATCCGACCATTTTAGGTCGTGATGATGAAGGCCGACCACTAATTTCGACTAATTTCTCAGCAGCGAGGTAGACAAAATGTCTAGCAATAACATTCAAGGTCGCGAGTTTCTAGTATCGCGTTCAGACGATGATGGTACTACTCTTTTAGCTATTGGTGGTATCCAAACTCGTAACTTGACAATTGATAACAACGTGGCCGATAACACCAACTCAGCGACAGCCGGTGACTATACCGAAAACTGCTGGACTGGTTACTCGGCGGTCAATGGCTCAGTTTCTGGCGTTGTGGATACGCGTAAAGAAACGAATACCGCTACCTTTTATGAACTACTGGATAAAGCCACTTCAGGTGACCGTACTGACTTCTTGAAATTTGAAGACGGTGTTGGTATGGAACTGGAAGGTCGTTTTGTGATCGTATCGATCTCAGAATCTGCGGACCAGCAAGGTTTTATTAACTTTGAGATGAGCATCCAGTCAGCGGAAGATATCCTAGTGACTGTGACTCCGCCAACCGTATCGCCATAGGTGACTTATGAAAAATAACCGATTCACAGGAGAAGAAGTTGTCGTAGTTGGTAAGGACAAATACCTTGTCAAGTGCGACTTCGCCTTCACTCAGGCACTTGAGGATTCCGGTTACCCAGACTTGGCTGCGCTCCTAGATCGTCTAGGGGCTGGCCATGTCCAACCTTCAATGATTCGTGACGTAATTAAATGCGCATTGAAGTTGAAGAACGGTAAAGAAATTGATCCACAAGATTTAGAAGCTGAGGCCGCGTATGTCGCTACGGTTAACGGTATGCAAGAATCTTGGGCTCTTTGCATGACCATGATTGATCTAGCTTTCTATGGTGCCGCAAAAAAGCAGTTTCTGTTCCAGCCAAAAGTGATAGTGTACCTAATGCTAAAGGCAAAAGGTTTGACGTCTCTCGATTCTTGGAAGCAGCCCTATCCATGGGTATATCTTTTTCTGACTTCTGGGATCTCAGCATGTACGGCTTTCTTAGCGTTAAAGATAGCTGGATGAGGCGGCACGGTGTCCACCCTGAAGACCAAAAGGCAGAAGCCGAACAGAAACGGGAGTGGTTAAACGACCTAGAAGCTAGGGTCATGGAACAGAGAAAAAGAAAAGCAGAACTACAAGAGGCTTAGTGATGGCTTTATCCCTTGGTTCACTAGTAGTTCGTTTTGGCGGGGATACCCGAGACCTAGAACGATCTACTAAAAAAGTCAAGTCCGAAGTGCGCGGTGTAACCGCCGCTTTGCGATCCCTTGGTCCTGCCATCTCAGGCGTGCTGGCTGTTGAGTCAGCTCGCCGAGTCCTTATGATGGCGGACAACTTTCAAAAACTAAATGCCCGCATCAAACTAGCGACCGACTCCGCGGAAGAGTTCGTACAAGTCCAATCAGATTTGATTCGCATCTCTAAAGAGACCGGTTCTGAAATGAGCGCGCTAGTAACCACTTTCCAAAGTATCGAACGGTCAAAAGAATCGGTTGGCGCTACCACCGACCAAGTGACCTTGCTTGTGGAAAACATTAGTAAGCTCGGCACTATCTCGGGCGCTACCGCTGACCAGATGTCTAATTCATTATTACAGTTCAGTCAAGGTATGGCGGGTGGCGTAATCCGAGCGGAAGAATTTAACTCGATCTTAGAAAACACTCCAGCCATTATGGCCGAGATTGCCGCAGGTATGGGTAAGTCCCAAGCCGAGTTGCGCCAAATGATGCTCGATGGCGAGTTGCTTTCTAAAGACGTGTTCGAGGCCTTGCTCAAGCAAACCGACAAAGTCAACGAACAGTTTGGCCAGATGGGTCGCCAGATGGATCAGGCTGCTACCTCATTGCAAACGTCTTTAGGTATTGCCGCTGCTGACCTTGATGATATCCTAGGTATCACCGATGGAATCGTGGGTGCTATGGACGGGCTAGCCGACTTACTCGATGGCGATATCCAAATTGTGATTCTTGAGATAGCAAACCTATTCCAAGATATTGCAGACCGAGTCGATTTCATGATTGGCGGTTTCGAGGAAGCCGGTGTCGAGGCATCGCACATGCAATCGGTATTGGATACCATTAGCAATATCATTGGGTTCATTATCGAGAAGGTTCTTGAGTTACCTGCCAACTTGCGATCCATTTTTGCGATTGCTATTGGCGAGGCGGATATCCTTTTCAATACGATCAAGACCGGTATGAAAGTTGCTGGCTTGCGCGTTGAAGAGTTTACCGCAAAAATGAAAGGCGCATTAACCGATGCGGCAGCGGTATTTCGTATCCGCTTCACTTCGGCAATTAACGCAGTTCAGAAACAAGTGGCGTCTATGCTAGTTGATATTGCTGGGGCAATGGATGCGATTGGCGCGGACGAAACTGCCGAAAGTATTCAGGCCATGGCGGATTCAATGCTAGCGGTTTCGGATAGTGCGGTTCAGATGGAAAATAATCTGAAGGCAGAGCAAGAAGCTCGTCAGAAAACTATTGACGGCATCGATGCTAAAGTGGCTAAGCTTTGGGAAGAGAACGAAGCTCATAAGACTATGTCTCGTGACATCGTAACTTCCATGATCGATGACAACAATGAGATCAACGAAAACTTTAACAAGGCATCTGACGAACGGATCGCCAAGTATAAAGAAGAGTTGGAAGCACGCCGCAAAGCTCGCGCAGCTGCACAAGCTAACCGTGAAGGTTCGGATATTTCTCGCACGTTGGGATCTGGGTCTTCGGCTAATGTGGACGAGTCCGCAGTTGAGGCAGTATCGGATGCAATCGATGAAGTCGTGACTAAGAACCGTGACGCAGTATTACAGATGCACATGGATACAGCAGAAGGTGGCGCAGCCTTGATTGCTGAATGGTCAGCGGCAATGGATGACATGAAGTCGGTTATCAACCCTGCGATGCAAGAAATTAAAGACTTGCTAGCTGGCGATAACTTGACCGAGGCTCAACGCGAGACTTTAGAAACCCACCTTGAGTACCTTGAAGATACTTACGCTGAAGAAGTCAAGCGTATTAACCAAGAGCTCAACGAGGCTTTAGCCGAGCAAGACCGAGAAGCCATGATGGAGAAGATCGCTTTATGGCAAGAAACTCTATCGCAGATCGAAGGCTCGGTCATGGGCGGCTTGAACGCGATTGCAAGTATCACTCGCAACAACCGTCAACGCGAATTGGCCGCAGTTAAGCAGCAGATCAATGCTCGCAAAGACTTGTCCGAGGAGCAGAAGAAAAAGCTAATTGCGGATGCGGAAGAACAGGCGGCTAAGCAAACTAAAATGGAAAAAGCTGCTTGGCTAGCGGCTCGTGCATTTAAGATTGCGAACATCGTGCTTGGTACTATCGAGAACGTGACAGCGCAAGGTGGTCTAACTACTCCTATGGGTGTAGCGGCTGCAATCTCGGGCGCGGCTCAAGTGGCAGCGGCAGTAGCAGTCTCGCCTACGAATTACGGCCAAGGTCGTCAGTCGGGTGGTGCTATGGTTCGTAATAATTTGATTCCCGTTAACGAGAATGGTGCTTCTGAGCTATTGACCAATGCGGCAGGGGAACAGTTCCTAATTCCTGGCCAAGATGGTATGCGCGTAACCTCGAACAATGATCTTGAAAAAGCTGGTAGCACTGGACGATCCGCACCAGTTGTTAATATAATTAACAATACCGGAGTCGAAGCAGAAGCGCAGGTCGAGATGGTTAGTCGTGATGAGTTCCAAGTCACCATGAGCCGAGCGGTCGAACAAGCCGTTGATCTTGTGGCCGATAGCCTCAGCTCCAACCAAGGTACCGTTGCGCGAGCTATGCGCGACAATTATCAAGTAGCTCGGAGAACATAATGGCTATTGAATTTCCACATGCTTCGTTTGGGTATCCGCTGAAAAGCTCGATCTCATACAAGAAAAGTAGTGGGACACTATCGACAGGATCTGATCGGGGTCCTGTCGTTACTGAACGCTACACGGTTGATAATACCGTCCTATGGAAGATGGAATTTAAAATGACCGATTCCCAATGGACGGCGCTGCAAGTATGGGTCGACCTGCAATTGAATAATGCTTCAGCTAACTTCCAAATGGAGCTGCCGTACTATATTACCGGTCGAGGTCAGAACGTAGTTCTTGACGTCAACTTCGCTGGTAAGCGTCCGCAGTTCAAGCGATATATGGGCGTGTTTAATATGATCGAGTTCTCGGTCGTAGCCTTCAACCTACCTGAGGAAGAATATGACCAAGAGTGGTTGGATAATATGCTACCTACCCTTGAGAATGGTGCATTCCCAGAACCGTTGTTTGATCGCTTAGAGAAGTTTGCTAACGTAGATTTGGCCAAGCTAAATGACGAGGACAAACCATAATGTCTAAGTATCAAGATGCAGCCAAGAAACTATTCAATACTCAACCGGATAAGACTTGGCGCTTGCCGACAATTGAGCTTGATTTCCAAGGCGATGATTTTACTTTCAATGACAAGTATTTTCGTAATGTTGGGGATCAGACAGCAACCATCGATGGGGTGCAATTCGACCCCGCTTGGTTCACTATCGATCTGCCGCAGCTAACCCAGACTGGAGACCTGTCCGATATTATCTTGACTTTTAACTTTTCTACAGTTCAGTATATTACTGATATTATGGCGCAGATCAACGGCGGCGATTACTTAAAGCCGCTGACCTTAAAAGTCAAGACTTATATTGTGGAAGGGGAACCACCGGAGGATAGCGGCAACCTTGACTTTACTGGGATAGCCACTCTAGGTTTCGAGGAAGCTGAGACTGCTTTGAAGAGTATTGCTATCTCCGCTAGTAAAGGTGTCCAATTACGGTTTGCTCCTTTTAATTCATCTATCAGAAATAAGTTTAATTATTATGAAGGCAGAGAAGACTTTCTCGGATTATATTAATCAGGTTGTCGGTCGCCCTTACCAGCTAGGGGCGTCCGGTGACGCCTTTGACTGCTGGACGCTAGTCCAAGCGGCTTATCAATTATTAGGCCTTGACCTAGACTTCCAAGTCGATTATCAAAAACCCCACCGCAATGAAGCAGAACGATTCTGCGACCGTCCACAATGGAAAAGGATAGATAAACCTGAGCCACTATGTCTTGCTATCTATTATAGTGATGTAGGTGATAACCATTGCGGGATATGGTACAAAGGTCGCGTATTGCACGCAGCGCAGAAACGGGGAGTTAGTTTTGATCGTAGCGCAGTCTTAACCAAGTCTTTTAAACATACGGAATTTTATACGCATGAAACTTTATTATTACAAGAATCCTGACGAACCATTTATCTACGATATTACCGAGGGTGAAAGCATTGCGGAATCCATTTTAAAAATATTTCCCAATGGCCTAGGTAGTAAAGCGGTGGTGAAAAACGCTGCTGGATATCCGCTTACTTATGAATACCTTGCTAGCGAAGAAGCGGTAGTGGATGGCGACCTATTCGTCTTTGATTATCCAGCTGGTGGTGTCGGGGACGCTTTCTTATCGGTGGTAACTGCTCCGGCGCGTTTGATCTCAGCTGGTATTGATTTCATTTTCGGTTCAGACCCAATTGCCGTCAATTACGATATTGCGGCCGAGAACCCTGAACTGCGAGGCTTAACTAGTAACTCGTCTAACTCGTTCACCGGCCAGCGTAATGTCGCCCGACTTGGCGAGCGCCTACCTGTGGCCTATGGGACAAACCGTATCTATCCTGACTTGCTTCAGAACCCTTTGATCGAATACTTGGCGACTGACGGCACTATTGGTGTTCAAGAAATCTCCGGTATCACCGTCTTTGCTAATAGCCGTAAAGAGGTGGTGCAGGAATTTATGATCTCAGATACATGGGGCGAAGCGGTCGAAGATACCATCCGCTTTGGCGACAACTCCGGTACCTCAGAAGTAGATTTCGAGGTCAACGGGTCTGGGACTGACGTAGTAAGTAAGTGCGCCTTTAATGTGGATATTTCTGGCGGTAAGTTAATTCCTTTTGATTATTTAATCTATAAGCGCGCCGCTCTTTATCGCCGCTCAAGTACGCAAGGTAGCGATACTCCAGGCACCAACTATGCGGTTATGGCGATCACTATTGGCATCAATGGCGAAGGCTATATTTCAATTACTCCTGGCCAGACCGGTGCAGCTAACGATGATGACTGCCAGTTCTTCGGGTACCAGATGGCCTTACTAAACTCAGGGGATGAATTTGAGATCGCTAACATGGAGGCAGGTCAACCTAGCGGCCAGTATATTGAGGGTACTTACGAGTTTAAGAACCTTGCTATTGGCGACAATGGTGGTCTGTTTGAAGACTTACGAGTCAACTTCCAAAAGATTGACGGCAATAACCCACCATCTGTTATTAACGGAGAGCTGATTCAAGCGGGTAACGTATTAGAAGGTCCTTATCTTGAATCGGAATTTGTCCGAGGGGATCTCCATGACGGCTCTGATTTGGTAGACCGCTTCCCATTCTACGAACTACCACAAAGGTATGGGACTCACGATACATTCACGGTTCAGAACTACGTCAATATCTCATTTAACTTTGCTGGCGGTCTGGATAGTGAAGGTGTCGGAGACCCAAACGATCCGGAACCTAATATTGGAGTATTTATCAGGGTCTATGAGTGGCGCTGGAACCCTACCCTTGAGCAATGGGATCTGAATATCGGTGGAGCTAATAACCAGAAACGATACTTATATAACGGTTGGCAAAGAGAAGGTGACGGTAATCTAAGCGGTATGATCCAGCATGAGCTATCAGATAATTTGGACACCGCTGAGCGCATAGCTATCTCATTCCACCGCACCAAAATTGCTGATAGGGATGGGTCAATCGGTTACGTGACCCCTTACAGTTTTCCAGTTACTGGGCTAGATGGTATTACGGTTGTTCCTGCGGACTTAACTCCGTGGTCAGTTACTGGTACGAACGTCAAGTATGTATCCGATGCTACCTTGATTCGTATTCAACAAGTTATCGAGCGTAAATTTGTCCGCGACTTTGCTTGGATTCGTAGCACGTTTACTGAAGCTATTTATACTAACCCAGTCCCGACTGATCAACTTAATCTGGTATTCAAATCTTGGATTCGCAAGTTTAACCCGAATACGGGCTCTTTCGAGGGTACTCAATTTACGGACGACTACCGTGATATTATTATGTTCCATTTGGTATATAAGAATGATATCCCGTTGGAGTATATCGACTACGAGGCGCTTTATGCTGCTGAGACTCCAGATGACTTTACGTCTTTGAATTTGATTTTATCAAACAAAGCAAACGACTTGGCGCAAGAGCTCAACACGATGGCTTCGCCATTCTTTACCCATGTCATCCAATCTGGCCAGACGTATACCTTCGGCTACGAGTATTCCGATACAAGTAAACCACTTACCAGCGTTATTACCGGACGTATCGGATTCCTTAATTCTATGAAGAAGACCCACCGATTCGTAGCGGCGGATAACTATAACGCGATCAAGGTGCAGTTTAACGATTCGGCTGATAATACTTATAAGTTACGCACGTTCAAGATCTACCCTAACAATATACCGACTAGCGAACTTAATTTCAAGAATATTAAGCTAGATGGTATTAAGGATGCGACTTATGTGGAAGCCTACGCTCGGGTGCTATTTAATAAAATGGTACTGCAGCGCAAGTCCACAATGGTGAAGACCAATTCAAGCATGGCTAGCGCCTTACCGTTTGACCGAGTTAAGTTAACTGATCCTGCAAACTTCAGCACGCAGACAACCATTAATGGTACGGTCGGTAGCTATAATGGGTCGACCATCGCCTCTCAAGAGTGCGAGTTAATTGCTTTGGATAATGGTACGAACCCACCAACCTACACGGCTTCTGAGATCTTAGTCTTCCCAGATAGCGGTTCAGGTTATGCGGCTGGTATTATGGAAGCATCCATCACTGACGAGTACGGGGATATTATTACCTCGGACTTCTACGTCTATCCAGCTGATGGCGAACCTTATGAAACTAAGAAAATCAAAATCGAACGTGTGGGCGCTGGTTTTACTAATCAGCTTCATTACCGTAATCAACTTATTTCTTCTACTGAAGGATATAGCCAGATTGGTGCGCGACTTAACCTGACCCCTATATTCCAAGGCACGCAGGATTCGGAAGCCTCCAAATTAGACGATTACTTAATTGTCTCAGTTGATCCATCCTCAAACCATGAGGTACAATTAAAATTAATCGAGTACAGCGACCTATTTTATCGCACCGATGCTCTTGATTCAATCATCACTACGGAGTTAGACTAATGCCCTTAACCGTGCAAGACTTTGACAACGCTGATTTAGATTTGGATACCATCTCCGAGGTAATCAACTCTGATGAAGTTAAGAACGTGACCTCCCGTCTAGGGACGGTCATTTCCACCTTGGTAAAGGCCATCCAGTCGGTTGGCTTCTACCCAGAAATTATTGCTTGGCAACCATCGACAGAATATAACGATTTTCAGCAGCTTGTGGAAAATGGTGGTCTGACGTATAAGCTTAAAATTGCTCATACTTCAAGCTCAAACTTCCAAGATGATGTCGACAACTGGTTGCTCTATGAGAATAGCGGTGGTGGCTCAGGGGATATCCCGACCACAACGGATCTCGACAATACCAATGACGGGTTCTTTTACTATTCCGATTCAGCCAACAATGCTCCAATTCCTGGCATTGCAGGTGGTGGTTACCAGATCTCGAACGATGGGGCAAGCGGCCAAGTCCAGTACGTGCATGCAAGCGGTCTACGTTATATGCGCTGGCGCGGAGTTGGCGACTGGTCAGTTTGGCTGATCGATAATGTCACATTTAATGATCTGACGTACTCAGAATATACTCCAACCAATATGGATAATATTACCCAAGCTGGATCTTATATTCTGAACTACGATAACGCAGGTACTTTCCCAGACGAATATGCTGGAGCGGTTCAGCCTTACGTCACGTTAAAAGTTATCAGTGGTAATATCTACGATGAAACTGACGGGACTGTGAACCCTAATATCGAAGCTCAGACCACTCAGATCCTATTCGCTTTTGCTAATGCTCCGGCCGGTTCGTCTGGTACGGTTCGCCGCATCTGGGTGCGCGGTCGTTCTGAGTATGATGCTGCTCCTGCTTATGGTCAATGGCGTCTATTAACCGAGAACGGTGACTGGGGTCTAGGTGGCGCTGCTATCGATACCAACGCAAACCTTGCTGGTGATTATTCAGGTTATTATATCTGTTCTTCCAATGTTCCTAACTTCGGTGAAGACTTCCTAGTCCACACGGTTAACGAATTAGCGGACGAGTCGGTCGATTCCGGTTCATGGCAGTTAGCCGTTAAAGCGGATGGTTCAGAAGATAAGCTTTGGTTCCGTTACTGGATAAAGGCTACAGATCAATGGTCTACATGGCGTGAGGTTGGTGGCGGCGGCGGCAGCGCGACTCAAGACCAAGTGGATATGTCCAAGAATAATCTAAACGCTGAAGCTCTAGACTTAATCTCGGCTAACCAATGGCAAAAAGTTGAGAAAGCATCTGGCGGTGGTACGATCTTCGATAATACAGTCAACGTAGTTAACTGTATCTCGGACTTAGCGAACTCGACCTTTCAGGTCAATAATGCAGGTACGTATAAGTTAAATATGAAAGCCGAGATTGCTTTGGATGCGCCTCTTAGTGATATTGTCCTATCAGTTGACGCTTTTACCGGAACCGAACCAACGACCCCAGCGCCCGAGCGTTCTGATCTTATTGGTTTTGGGGTAGCAGATAATGCAAGCCAGTATTACCAATTAAACGTGCAAGGCAAGATTGATTTAGTCGCTGGTGAGAAGCTGATCCCTATCATCACTAGCAACGCAACTACTAACCCAACAGTTCGCGGATTTTTCTGGGAACTAATCCGTATTGCTTAGGAGTATTAAAATGTCATTCGATTTAGAAGCATACAAAGCTAACCGTGTCCGAGGTCTTACAGGAGAACTCGCACGAGAAATCGGCAAAGGTTTCGCAGCCAATGGTAACCATTATGGTTGCGCAGTAACCGATCAGCTGAACTATACCAGCGCCAAAGCAGTCCAGTCCTCGACTGGCGGCACTATAGGGATCACCTGTAAGAAAGATGGTAAATGGCAAGAGGTTCAGCACGATTGGTCAATGCTAGATGCTCTAGCTATGGCCGCTGCAGTTCACGTCTACGACCTACGCCACTCGGTTAAAGTAGCAATCAATGACGTCTATGCGGCTACCGATAAAACTGGTGTTGATGCGGTAAGCTGGGAACCTTAAAAATGAGTAAACATCAAGTCATTATGGTAGGCGATGTAAAAGTCCTGAAGATTAGTAAGAGCCAAAGACAGCTTCTAGCAGACTTGCATTTTATATTCGTTGATGGCTGGCGTGTTACTGTCAAGGCAGGCTTCATTACTGATGGAGTCTCCTTGCCTTGGTTCATGTGGTGGTTCCTATCACCATTTGGCCAAGCATTTGAGGGAGCTATATTACACGACTGCTTAGTAATTACGAGAAGAATCTACCTTACTGGATCGCACGGACACGAAGACCTAACCTCAGGTCGAAGGGTTGGTTGGTTTGAATCCACTGGTAGGTTCCTTTTGGTTTTAAAATCTATTTGCGAGATCCCAAAATGGAAGTTACCATTTATTTGGGTAGCAGTAAATTTATACGGTATCTATAGGAGGTTCCGATATGGAGCTAAACATACACCACTTCTCTCCAAGTGAGTTCCGAGGTTGGAGCATGTGCGCTTTACTGGTAGCCATGCTAGACGAGTTGCGTGATCGTTCCGGTTACTCGATTCAGATTAGTCCTGTCAATGGCGCGATTGGTCGCCATGCAGGGATAACTAGCCACAGCGAACATAATGTCGATGTTCAGCCAAACCATGAGGTGCGCGGCATTGACGTATTGGTTCGTAACAAGGGCGAGGCTTTAACTAAAAGCCAAGCTACAAAATTTATCGCTTTAGCCAAAGCTATTGGGTTCACCGGTATCGGTGTTTACCCTTATTGGAATCCAATTCCTGGCTTCCACTTAGGTTGCCGCCGTCTTAATAAGGAAGGTCAGGCGACTTGGGGTGACGTTGGTAAAGGTGGTGACCATGTATATACAGGGCTGGAAGACGCCTTGGCTAAATGGCCGGAGTAGTACCCATGTGGATGAAGTTTTTAAAGTTCGCTTTTAAAGCGTACCAAATCTATAAAGCAGCCCAGCAAGGAAAAGAAGTGGCTGACCAAGTTCTAGACGTAATGGCAGACCTAGCCGAGTTGACCCCAACTAAGTTGGACGACAAAGGCGTTGCTCAATTACGTTCTGTTGATAAGGAAATTCCTGATCTTAAAAAAGAAGCGCAAGCTTTAATTAAGCAAATCTGGAAGTAACCGATGGGTGAGACAGCTCTATTAGAAAAACTAATCCAGTCTTTGGAAGCCGGCGACTATATGGGCGCCCTGACTATTTTAATCGTATTAGTGGCCACCGTTTTATTAAAGAAGCGAGAATCATTAATCGAGAAGATTGCTGGTATCTTAGATAAGGAACCAGTCGATCATCAAAAGACGATTCAAGACGATATTCAGGTGCAGCACAAGTTGACGGAGATCCTAAACGACTTTGGTGCTGATAGAGCTTTCCTTTGTGAGTTCCACAATGGAGATTATAACATCGCCCATATCCCACGGATGAAAATGTCGGTTCGCTCGGAAGCGACCGCAATGAACGTGCACCCGATTGCCAACTCAATCCAAAGCATTCCCCTAATGTTCTACCATGATTGGGTCGAGGTCTTAATGCAAGGCCAAATGGTTGGAGTGGTGGATATTCATGCGGAAGGGGCAGGGAGCCTAAAGGAAAGAAATGGTGGCCGTTATCAATTTTTGGCTCTGCACAATGTTCGATCAGTTTATGTCGTTGGCCTTTATACTCCGAAGGGCGAACTATACGGCGCAGGCGTGATCGAGTATTGCATGATGGAAAAGGAATTTTCCCCTGAAGAGATGGCAGGAATGAAAATGGCCTACAATGAAGTTGGTGAAACATACTTCGCATCCAAGTAAGAGGGCTACTCGCCCTCTTCCAAATCTCTTACGTTACCCCAATCTGGTCCAATTTCGCCATCCGCTACTACTGGAATCCGTAACGTGATAGTGGTCTCCATGATACGCTTCATCTCTTTAAACGCTTCAGACTTACCACCAGGATCAGAGAAATCCAATTCATCGTGCACAGTTAGACGTGGGATACCAGTCTCGGCAAATACGCCTTGTTCATAGCAATCGACCATGGCTTTCTTCATTTGGTCAGCTGCCGAACCCTGCAGTAAACGGTTGAGACCTTTATGGCTTGCCGCTCGCTTGATAGAGCCGTAAGTCGCCAAGGCCTTATGGTAAGGTAAGGCGGGCGCGCCCTTTTGGAATCCAGCCGGTTCCCAATAGTCAAAGCGAGATTTTCGCCCTAGAATTGTAGTGATCGTTCCGTCCGTTAAAGCCTGCGAGACACAAGCGTCAAATGTGGCCTTTACAAATGGAGCACCTAAGTGATATGCCTCAAAGAGTTTATTGCCTTCAGCCTTGGTCAAACCTAGGCCTTCCGATAAAGTGCTCACGCCCATACCATAACATAAACCGAAGTTAATATTTTTCGTATTCTTGCGGGGCAGTTCGATACCTGTGGTATTCTTGATTAGCTCCTGCGTTGCCGTATGGAAGTCAGCGTAAGGGTTAGCAATAAAGATTTGACGAATCTTGTCCGATCCCGTACCGATACAGAAGTGAGCAAGGAAGCGATACTCGATCTGAGAGTAATCGTATTTGCGCCAAGCAACGTGACCATAGTCTGGGACAAATAGTCCTCGGATCATTGGTCCGAGTTCTGGGTCTCTTGATGGCAGGTTCTGGAGGTTCGGACCAGACGAGCTGAAGCGCCCAGAACGAGTACCGCCAGAATCACCTCTAAGTTGATGAAATTGACCATATAATTTCCCGTTAATATGTTTATCTAAAATGTAGCCTTCCACAAAGGTTGAACGTGCTTTCGCATATTTCTTAACTGTTCGGATTAGATCGCCCATTGGGTGATTAACCTTATCAAGGAAAGCGCCTTTAAATGATGGATTACCTTTGGCCGTCTTAGGGTAAGGAATCTTATAAGTATCGAAAGCCCGCGCCAAATGCTCAGAGGAGTTCGTATTCACTTGGAAGCCAGCGTACTTATCCAACTGTTGCTGAGCCATTTGCTCTTTAACCATAAGTGCTTCACGAGTTCGCTCAGCCTTCTCGATGTCAACGCTAACACCAGCAAAGCGCATCTCGACTAGGCAGCGAATAAGACGACATTCCAAATCGAAGATCTCGATCAGTCCATCTCGCTGCAATAGTGGGAGCTGCTTGGCAAAGACTCGGGTAGGCAAGTCGGCATCGCTCTCGGCATAAGGACCGACTAATCTTGGCGGGGAACGGTAAATGTTCGCACGTTGGCGACCGTTGGCCTTACCGCCATAAGAATCCGCAGCCCACTTATAGAACACGTTTGACTTTTTACCCTCGTCCAAATATTTCTGACCAAGGGTTTCTAATTCAACGCTAGCGGTTTCATCCAATAAGGCTTCTGCATACTGAACGTCTAAAAGGGGTCCTTTTACTTCGACCCCTTCTTGAAGGAACCAGCCATAGTCATAAGTAATGTTCGCACCTAGTTTGGGCTGGTGTGGTCGACCTAATTCTTGGCGGCACCATTTCAATACGACTTCAGGATCCCAATTCATTCCAGGTTCCATCTCATGGCGGATTGGGAAGTACCATTTCCGGCCTGTCTCGGTTCCGATAGCAACCCCAACAATATGACCTACGCCACGCGCCCATCCTGGTCCATTTTCGATCAGCTCGGGATCATAGGTCTCCAAGTCAATACAAATCATCTTGGCCGCGCTAAGATCAGGTAGGTAGGTAGGTGGCGTCCATCCAGTATCAGGGATAGGCGCAATTGGACGGACTACGTTTGACTTGCCTTTCGCTGCTGGGATATCTTCCCAGAATAGGCCAATATTATCAAACCTCATACTCGCATACCTATAAATACGCCTCGAAGGCTATCCCCAAAGAATCCACAAGGTTTGGGGAAGGTTGTGAAGTCGACCTCGTTTGCTATCGAATGTAATTTTATAAACTGTTTAACATTAAAGCAAGCCCCTTCGATACCAAGATCCCCTACTTCGATCTGCGCCCCTTCATCATCGATGGCCGAGGTGCAAAGGCAACCATTGCGAATGTGTATGGCGTCTAGTTCGTTGGCGAACGGGACTAGGTCTTCCGCTGCCTGCAAGGTAACGTCATCCAGCTTCACGCCATTACCAGTTGGAGACGCTGCGTAAGTATTTAGCAAGGTATCCATATCAGGCCACTCGGTAGCGTACAAGTTTGTCTGCATCCAAGTATCATCGTCAAACCAAAAGCGAGCGGTAGACTCACTTAACTGGATGCGAACTGGGTCACGCTTAATGCGCATTAATTCGCGAATCGCATGTTGTGGAAAATTGATCTCGAATGGAAGCGTAAATCCCAACCACTTCTGAACTAGGATAATATTGTTGGTAGCATGGGCAAACCCATTTCTAAACAAAATCCCCTTCGCCCATGGACGTGAGGCGTCCTCGGCGATGAATGGCATTAATTCCTTTAATACGCCAATAAAACTACCCTCAGGTAGGTCGATCATTTTTGATTCCGGCGGCGAGATTTCTGGAAAAACATTCTCTTCCATTTGATCGATCAGGAACCGCTTCTTACCGCTTTTGATCGAGATCTTACCCGTTGGCGTCACGTGCATTTTAACGGTATCTTGGCAACGTTCGATTGCCTTGATGAATGGCTGAGCTTTAGGCGCTAAGTCTAGATCGGTTTCGATCTTGCAGCTTAACGCAATGCGCCCATTGTAACCAGTGATCCGCTTATCGCGGATCAGGTAGTGAGTTAGTTCAGGGACAAAATCCTTTTTAGCGACCGCGCCCTGAACAAACTTTAAAGCATATAGCATCAGAATAACCCCATCTGCCCAACTTGGAAAGTTGGATTTGCCCCTTTGTCTTTGGTAATCTGTCTACCAAATTCAGCGAACTGATAGGCATTAAAAGCCCATCGACATTGGTATAATGTGGTCAGTCGTTCCACATCGAAACCAAGCGCCTCAATCCGTTCCCGCAAATGGTCTTGCCATGCCTGCGGATAGGTCGTGAAGTGCTGGCCAAAGTTCTTGCGCATATAACTTTGCGAAGATATAGGGATCATCCCGATGTCTGGGAAGAACACGTTACCGTTCGCAGCGCCCTGTACCCATGAGGAAGAATCCACCGAATACCAAGGGTATTTTACCATTAACTCAGCCGAGGTTAAACCGAAACCATGAACTTTGATCTTAGGCGTCCCGTCCGGATTAGTCAGGTATTCGCCCCACATGCGGTCAAGCCAATGGTGGAGTTGAGGTGTCGAGATTGGTACCATACCACCGAGAGTCATATACTCATAATTCTCGATATAGTATTCAAGGTATCGCTCGTCCTCGCCATAGTGGAAACAGGGTAGTGGTGGTGCCCCTAAATCCTCCATCCGCTTTTGATTCTCGTAAGTCTTTAACGGATCGCCAATACCGTCCAGCACGGACGGGAAAAGAATGATATCCGCTTTATCATGGATGTAACGACAGAAAGCTGGCAGGTCTACTTCTACGCCTTTGGTAAAAGCAGAGAAAGCTCCGGAGTCCAAGAAGACCTTTTTACCATCTTCTCGAATCTGCTCTACGAAACCTTCTTTGTGAATATAGTGGTACGACTCCAAGAAATGATCTACTTGGAGCCGTTTTTCCCGCTCGCTATCTGTCAGCCTATTAAACGCCGTGCTTCGTTCGCCGAAGCTGGACGTGTAAGTACCTGCCAGATATAGGTGCATGCTTATCCTCGTTGACGGTTTAGGGTCGCCATAAGTTCAGCGCGGGCTGTTGGGTCGTTGCGGAAGATACCGCGAACTACGTTTGTGGTCATCTTCGCCTGGCCTGGAGTTTCTTCTACGCCGCGCCAAGTCATGCAAAGGTGCTCAGCGTCTACAATTACCGCTAGACCTTTAGGTTGCATTAACTCTTCCAATTCGTCTGCAATCTGAACCGTCATCTCTTCTTGGATCTGAGGACGGCGAGCTATCCACTCAACGATTCGATTAAACTTGGAAAGTCCGATGACCATATCTTCGCTAGGAATAACAGCAATATAGCATTGGCCAACAATAGGCACAAAATGATGGCTGCACGCAGATCTGACGGTAATTGGACCAGTAACAAACATTTCATCCAAATTCTTCTCGTTAGGGAATGAGGTGATTTTTGGTTTCGGTTCATAACGACCCTTATAGATCTGACGCAAAAACATCTTAGCCATACGAGCCGCAGTATCCTGAGTATTATGGTCATTATCAATATCGATAACTAAACCTTCTAGGACGCTACGGCAACGGGTGGTCAATTCCGCTTGGAGCATAGACAATTCATTCTCGGAGATGAACTCCGAGATATTGTCATTCGCTTTAAACGGTGCACCTTTTTCTCGGATACGATTCTTAATAGTCCCGACAATGGAATCATCGTGGGATTTCTTAGTATCGCGTTGAACGCTTTCCCATGGAAACTCGAACCAAGTCTCAGTACCTAAATCATCGCCAACGCGATCAAGCAAGGCCATGAAAGGTAGGTCGTATTGCTTAGTCCAAAGTTCCATGGTATTACCTGAGTCGATAATATCGTCCACAAGCAAGTCCGCATCTTCAGGGCGCTCAGCAATCATGATCTTAGGACCAACGGTTACGACTGCCGCGACACCGACTAGGCCATAGGCGACAGGAACACCACCGCGAGCGATACCATAAACCGCAACTTCTGCTTCGCCTTCAAACATGCGACTAATCTGGGCGTACATCGCAACCATTAACTCGCGTGTTTCATTATGGGTGAAAACTTTCTTATTGCTCATTTTACCACCTGCTGCTTCACTACTGGATTTACGAAAGGAACCTTGTTCAATAACTTATCGAACATATCAGGATCCGACCATTCTATCATAACTTGATCGCTGAAGACCACTTCGCTTAGATCCATGAATGGGATCATCTCGCCTTCTTCAAAACCGCTATAGACGTCACCGAGCTCTGCTTCCGCATAACCAGTGTCAGTCTCATGCACGATTACGCTATGAACTCCGATAGCCGCTTCACCATTATTGGTATCAGTATTCTCTAATACACGTTCTACCAATAGGTAGAAGAAACGAGCGAACTGCTCCGCACTTGGAGATACAGGTAAAGAGATCCAACGCGCAGAATGAGCAATCATATCTGTCACATAAGAGTCGGAGTCATCCGCCCATAAAGTGATCGCGTGATCGAAAGAGTCAATAAAGTCTTTGATCGTACCTTTCATAAGGCCAAAGTCATAAAGCATCTGGCCATTATCTAAGTTATGGCCATCGCCTTGTAAAATGACTTCGACCTTATAACTGTGGCCATGGATAGAGAACTTGCAACGGTCGCTCGAACAGTTACGAACTACGTGCGCATTCTCGAATTTAAACAACTTACGGATTTTCATTATTACTCACCTTTACCCGCTTGAAACTCGTCCCAACCTTTAGCGCGTAATTCGCAGGCAGGACACTTACCACAACCAAAACCCCAGTCATGTTTGTGCTCACGATCACCATTATAACATGTATGACTATCTTCAATCACCGTATCTAGGATACCGCAATCTTCGGCAAGCTGGAAAGTTTCTGCTTTGGTTAAGTGCATAAGCGGAGTATGGATGATGATATGGGTCTCATAACCCACATTCAATGCACGCTCGAAACGCTTGATAAATTCTTCACGGCAATCTGGGTAGCCTGAATAATCAGTTTGGCAGACGCCAGTTACCAGATGCAATGCACCAATTTTCTGCGCCCATGCATGAGCAAAGGTTAGGAACATTGCATTGCGATTTGGGACAAAGCTTGCTGGTAGTTTGTCATTACGCTCGTGCTGCACGTTCACATCGCCGCCAGTCACTAAAGCCGAGTCAGCAATTGTGGACAAGATATCTGTCTTAGCGATCATTAGGTTAATGCCGCGATCTTCGCAAATCTTCTTGGCTTGCTCCAACTCGACAGAATGATTCTGGCCGTAATGGAAAGCGATGGCCTCTACCTCGCTATAATTTTCCAACGCCCAGCCTAGACAGGTTACGGAGTCCTGTCCTCCAGATAATACTACTAAGGCTTTTTGGTTTACTTTAAGATCTAACGATTGTTGTGTCATGGTATTACTCCAATCCGACTAGTTTATGCATCTGCAAGCAAAGGGTGTAACCATGCTCCAGACACGAGTTAATTGCCGCAGTTGTATTACGACTATTTTGCGCTTGATCGTGTACGTCCATCGGTTGAACGAAGACACGGTGCAAGGGGAAATCTTCTGGCGGACGAGCCACCGGACGCTTGGAAGGCATATGCAGAGCCTGCAACGGCAAACCATCGTCACCACTAATTTTATCGCATTCCACGACATATTTAAAGGCGTCTGCATTCTCTATAATGCGCTCATGGATCTTAGCCGTCTTAGGACTACAGACCACAAATAAACCGTCTAGGTCGAAATCAAATTCAGGGTCGCATACCGTGCCGTTGGTCTCGATCTGCACGTTCCATTGCTGGTTCAGAAGCAAGCCGATCAATGGGCGTAAGTTCTGACGCATTGGTTCGCCACCTGAGATAACGATTAAGTTTGTGGACTCAGGTTTCATCTTCTTAATGGCAGCTAGGATAGATTCCATGTCCATGAAGTCGCGGCGATCCGCATAAGTTTCATCGCAGCCAGGACATTGGATATTACAACCAGCTAAGCGAATAAATAGCGCAGGTTCTCCAGCAAAAATACCTTCGCCTTGGATGCTATGAAAGAAATGATGAACTTGCAGGACAGATCCGGAATCGGAAAAGATAACCTTCTCAGGCTTTTGGGTGTTTGGTTTCATTGTTTTCTCCAGTTGAACCACTTGGAAGCGCCCTCATCCAATTCCGCAAAGAGGAAAGGAATTGGGTGACTGCGAAGGCGCTTTCAGGTGGTAGCCAGATAGGTTCTGGCGACCGGTGTTAATTATTGCAACCTTAAAAACTGTTTAGGTTTAAGGTTAGGGGCTCTCGCCCCTGATCAAATTATTCTGCAGCTTGATCAACTACTTCTGCTGGCTTAACTTCTTTACCTAAGCCGTTGTACTTACGCCACTTGCCGTACTGCGTAGAAGCAGTTGAAGCGTTAATACCTTCAGCAACGCACAAGTCCATAACAGTCTTACGAACCGCGTTTTCAGTACCTTGCGAATCAGCGATTTCCCATACACGGCCAGTCTTAGAACCAGCTTTAGGACGAGTTACGCCATTTTGGATGTCTTTTTCAACTTTCGCTTCCGCAGCTGGCGCTTCCGCTACCGCTTCAGTTGCTACAGTTTCAGTTACTTCTGCAGTTTCTACTTCGTTTACTTGTTCAGTCATGGTTACATTCCCCAGTCTTTGACTTATTTTAGCCTTGAACCCATCAAGGCTTTCATTTGAAATCGGATACTTGTACATAGCTTCGATGGCTGCTTTTCTGATCTCGGCCTTTGTCTTGAAGTTATATTTACCTTGCCCTTCAGGCTTATTACGCGCCGCGAGTAGAAGAACTTCTTGACCGTGAAACGGTTTCAAATATTTCTCTGTGCAATCGCAGATGTAATAATCATCGTGCGGTATCTTCGCATCGGCCATGGCGACTAAATAGTCAACGTCAGTATGAGAACCGATTATGACCATGTCCTTAGTACGAATCAAAACAAGCTTTGCTTCCGGTACCATGTGCTTTCTCCACTTTAGATTATCTAGTATATATCAATTTCGACATATTGCTAGAGGTTTAGGCCGGACTTTTGATCCGGCCAAGTAATTATTTTGATGTCTTATGGCTAAAGAACTGCTGGTATTGTGTTCGAGCCGTAAACTTATTATAACCTAACTCTACACATTTATCAATGATTGCTTTGCGGCTTGGATTCTTAGTCGCCGTACCGTCAGCGAAGTGTTCGTTCCATAAGCGATCAAAGATTTCCCATAACTCCGCACACGAACCTTTCTTGCGTTCTTTCTTCGGAGCTTCTTCTTTAACTTCTTCTTTAACTTCTTCCGCTTGCTGCTTCTCTAAGTCTTCCACTGCGATTGGATCGCCTGCTTCAGTATAAGTCATTTCACGGCGGTTCGGAGTATCTAAATCGTCTTCCACTTCAACTTCAGCGGCTAATACTTCGCCCAACTCGATTGACTCTTTGATCAATACGTCTTGCTCAGGGTTCGCTTCTTGCCAAGCCATTAATGCTTCAGCGATACGCTCGCGAGCCTGCATGTTTGAACGGAAGCGTTTTAACTCTTTACCACCTAGTGCCGCTTGAGTGTGGTTATATAAAGGAAGCAATTGTAACGCTGTGAAGTCGATTGCGAATTTTGTTACTTCGTTAGTAGATAATGACATTTTTATTTCCTCTTTGCTTGTGATTACGAAGGTAGTCATCCCTCATTTGTTATAAACATTATCATGATTATTGAGGGATGCGTCAACACCTTTTGCTAAAGAAAAGGCAGAAAAACATCAAAAAGGTATTTCCTGCTGCCACTCGGGACAAGCGTAGGCTATGATCTCGGGTGGCGGAACTGAGTTATAAGTGCCGCATTGCTGCTTGCTCTTATCCCACCACTCGCAGGTAAGACAGGTGCGGACTAAGCCGCTATTGTCTAATACCCGCCGTATTTGCTTATCAGGACTATCATTCTGCGAATCCATGACCCATTATCTCCGGATATTTCTTATTGATCCAAACTCGAATAGTGGCAGGAACCATTAGCTCCTTATCACGTTCAAGCGCCTCGTTCACGGTCTTAGGTACTGGATCTAAGCCGCCCAATTCTTTCCACCACTTGCCAGCTTTAACCTGCGCATAGCCTTGGTGCTCCAAGCAGATGTAGTTATGGAACGTGCGCAATCCACAATGGTAGGTTGCCTTCAAGCTGGTAGGTCGCCCTGCCTTTACGTATGGACGGAACGTCAATTGGCTTACCTGCAAGTCGACTACCTCAGGCGTATCATCTCGCTTGATAAGTTCTCGGGTCGATGCCATCACGCTAAGCTTGTTATTAACTGGGAACTCGTGGCCGCAATGTGGGCAGACTCTAAGACTAGCGTGAACATAGGTATTGCACTCCTCGCATAATCGGACAGGAGCATCGCTAGGAGAACCTTTACCTTGTTTGCGCGATCTAGGAATTACCGGATCATTAACTGGACCAAGGCGAGCTGTATTACCAGCAAAGTCCAAGACTAGGCAATCGGATTTACCATCTGCGATACGGGTACCACGACCCAGCATCTGAACCCAAAGGGAAGCAGACTTGGTTGGACGCAGTACGCCAATGAGGTCAACGTCTGGGCAATCGAAGCCGGTAGTCAAAATGTCACGGTTAATTAAAACGGGGATTCTCCCCATTTTAAAGTCCCTAAGTATTTGGTCTCGCTCGGCGGCTTTCATCTTGGAATGCACGGCTTTAGCGGGGATGTCATAACTATCGAACAGGTCGACTAGGTGGATACAATGCTCGATACTGGTAGCGAAGATTAAACACTTATTACGAGTTTCTAATGCAGTCATAATCTCGTTGACCGCAGAGTTATTGATCAGGTCAATATCGACTTTGGCCGCTAGGTCTTTCTGATTATATTCGCCTGCCGTAGTTCGGACGCCTTCCAGATCCAATTCGGTTTTAGTCGCCTTCGGTACTAGCGGACTCAGGAAACCATCGTCTACCAACTGGTTGAACGCAGCCATTGTGGTACGATCATAGCAAATGTCGGTAAAGATCCCGTCCTCCGTGAGGACTCCCGTTTTTAATCGATACGGGGTGGCCGTTAGCCCTATTACTTTTAGGTAGGGATTAACGGATAGCAGCTTCTGAATGAACGCTCGGTACATAGTCTCCTGATTAGGGGAAACTAGGTGACATTCGTCAATAATGATCAGATCGATATGACCGAAAGCTTCAGGGCACTTGGCCACCGAAGCAATACCAGCGAAGATGATTTGCTTGTCTACGTCTTTACGGTTCAAGCCCGCCGAGTAGATACCCGCAGGCGCAGAAGGCCATAGCGAGATCAGCTTCTCGAAGTTCTGCTCAATCAACTCCTTAACGTGGGTCAGCTTCATTATTCGCTGGCCTTGGTATTGGGTACAGATGCGCTTAACCAACTCGGCGATGACAATACTTTTTCCTGTTCCGGTAGGGAGCGCGATGATCGGATTCCCAGAGCTACCCTGAAAATATGTCCAGATTGATTGGACGGCTTCTTCTTGATAGTATCGCAATTTCATAATAGTTCGTCTACCTCCTCTTTGCCCATACCAGTTTCAAGCGTGACCATTTTACCTTGAATAGTCTTAACTAACAAGCGGCTTGGTACTCTAACGTGATTAGTCGGTAGTTGCTCTGCCACTCGCTCGCTTAGCGGACGATCTTCGACATCTTCGATACGGCCGATCATGGTACCGTTGAGTAAATACTCATTACACTTAGATGGTAATAGTTCGTCATTAACTGTCTTAGCGATGATACGCGAATCGATGTAACCATCCTTAACGCATGACCATTCCCCATTGGCCACAGGGGTGCTATGAGCGCAGGTACGGCAATTACGATCAGGAGCTTCAAAGGCAAAACAGATATTCTTAAAGTCGCAGAATCGGCAGATAAAGTTACCGGTGCTTGCGCCTGCGATACGTTCCGGTGCTTCATTTGCATCGATAACCCACTGCGCACGTTGATTAAGACGGTCGCACTCGGCTTGATCGAAGTCTACCCATTCCAGATGCAAGTCATCATTATTCTTATTAACCGCGACATATAAAGCTCGGGTCAAGCTATAAGCGCCCATATAGATTTGCATCTGGGCAAAGTGGACTGGCTTAGCTTTCGCTACCCCTTCCTTGACTAGTTTAGCGTATGGCTTGTCACCGCTAGTCTTGAACTCTAATAGGAATGGCGGCTCGCCCTCGAACATACCAACGCCATCCAGCGACCCGCCAAAGTGCCCTTTATAGCCTACGCACTTGAACTGATTACCGTGCTCGTTAACTTCCCAAATCGACATACCAGTACCCTTAAGCCACTTAACTAAACGTGGTTCCTCCTCATGGCCGCGAGAGAAAAGACGCAACAGACGCCCATCGTGTTTAACACGCTTTGCCCAGTGAAAGGTATACCAAAGCTTTCGCAAACATTCGTCACCAATTAGGGATGCTCCCAAATGGTTGCGGAAACTTACTGGTTGATTATCTTCGATTGATTGGTTAATACGGTCGAGTAGTTCTTGCGCTAATTGCATGGTAATGGTCTCTTTGCTAGGGGAAGAAAGGGGCGCGAAGCCCCTTGTGGATTATTGCTGAGCTTGGTTCATCCAAGGAGGAGTAGCACCGCCACCAGCAGGAGCAGCAGTAGCAGCAGGTACCTCAGACTGAGCAGGCTGAGGTGCAGCAGCAGTCGCAGGGGCAGCTTCAGCAGCAGGCTGAGGCTGAGCGGCTGGTTGAGCCACTGGTGTAGCTTGCTGCTCTGGCGCCGGAGCGGGTGCGGCGGCTGGAGCTGGTTGGGCTGCTGGGGCAGCGGCTGGTTGTACTGCAGGTGCGGGTTGAGGTGCTGCGGCTGGTGCGGCCACTGGCGCTGAAGCTGGTGCTCCGCCCATTGAGGGTACACCGGCAGGTGCGCCTTGAGCCGCTAACTCTTTCACGTTACCTGTACCCGCTGCAGCGTAACCTTTCACATCATTGCTTGCATCGTAGCTGCCTTCTGCGTCTTTATATTGCACCTTGACTTCCATTGGCAAACCGTGTAACTGGCTTGAGTCCTGAACCTGCATTACGCCAGTAGCGTGACAGATAGCAGACAAAGTTTCTTGCGCGATCTGTACGGCAACAGGGTTTTGATTCTGAAGGTTTAAACGATCCCAAACCTTACGGCCTTGGAACTGGCCAGACAATACCGTAAGTTCTAACTGCAAGTACGAACCCGTACCTGAGTTAGTTGGTTTCATTTCTGAACCCGTAATTTGCATGTTATACCAGCCAGTCGGTAACGGATCGCGAGGCGCTGATGGTGCTACTTCTGCTGCGTTAAAGTTTAATGATGCCATTGGATTATGCTCCTAGTTTTACTTTATTAAAGATGGCAGTTAAGTCTGCCGGTTCAAATTCATCTAAACGACCTGAGCGGTCTTTCGCATCGTACTGGAAATCAGGACGAGTACGCAAGTAACGGAAAGCGTTACCTTCTTGGTCTTTATTAACACCAAGATTAAACACTTCGTCAAAGAAATATGAGATCCCCTGAGTCAAGGACTTTCCTGGCATGCTCGGACCATAGGACTGGATACCAGTATTCTCATCTTTATTCATAACTTGCTTAGCTGCCATATAGACATTCTTGCCGTGCAAGTCTCGGAACGAGCGAATCGTGACGCCCATACGATCAGCAAGTTCACCGTAAGCTTGACGAGGATCCTTGCAAGTTTTCTTCGCATTGGATAGAACCACTTCGGCAATCTCCGAAATAGAATCCAAGCAGACGGTCTCGAACTGAGAGGCTTCATGGGACTCGGTCGCCCATCGGTAAGCATCTTCTAAGTCGTCAATCGTCTTGATCAAGGCTACCGGAATATCATGGGCACCCAACGAAAGCAAGCCTGCTTCCGCTGAGAAGATGATAGGGGTAGGCGCCGTAGCGCACAGGGTGGTTTTACCCACACCTGCCTTACCATATACGAGACATTTGACGCCATGAACGGCTGCTTGCTCTCGCGTAGTAGAAAAGGTTAAGGCCATTATTTCTTATCCTTCAATTCAAATTTGATGGTAGGAAGATTGGCTGGTTTGATTACCAAGCACTGATCGAATAATACCTTATCTTCAGGTGACAAGCTCTTATATTCTCGCGCTTTAAGTTCAGGTTTCCAACGGATTAGATCCGCAAAGTATTCTTTACCTTCGATGCCCGTGACCGCTTCCAAAGACGCTTCATCCACCTTGCGGTCGATCTTATTATCAAGAACTAGTGAAGCGGTCTGCCCCTTGTGGTCGGGTAGCTTGCAACGGTTCGTACCTTCTTTAAGGGTAGCACCCTCGAAGCCTTGTTGCGCTAGTTCCACACGAAGTGCACGTTCTTGGATCTGCAAAGCCGCGATCTCTTTCTTCAACGTGTCCCAAACAATTACCTTTTGCATATCTACTTGCGACATGATTTATCCTCTTTGAGTTGTTTAATTAATAATTCCAAGTCATCGGAATGAAATAAGTTTACCTCACAGCAGTCATTATGACCAGCCATATCAGTTCCCGTTTCTAGATGCGGACTGATTTGGTATTTATATGGGTAGTCCCGACCAAAAATGATCCCCGATGCGCAAACTATGCTTCAAATCGTGAAACTTGACATAAACTGAATTATAGCAGCTTTCATGATAAATGTAAGGTTTAAGTCCAGCTTTTAAGATGGCCTTGATTACCTTATTGGCAAAGTTACTGCTAGCGCGAGTTCGATTCTCGGCCGCAGCTCTTTGCTTTTTTCTCACGCGCCCATGCTCGGCGCTCGTGGTGACTATGGTCGACCAGATCCTTGATGTAAGCCATTACTTTAACTGCCTTAATGTAAAGTTAAGATGCTGGCCGCTATACATAACCGGCGCTACTCGCTCGTGCATCTCTTTGCAAATCAAAGCAGAGAGCAGGCTCTTAGCATGGCCAAAGGTAAGCATCGTGCCGTCCAACTTCTCGGTTCTGACTAAATAGAGCTCAGGTCGAGGTTTTCTGAATCGCACGGTAAGCACATCACGAAGTAATCGATACGCTCGTCCAATAGAGTACGGCTTTCCAAATATGAGGACACCGCTATTGACTGCCACAAGCAATCGAGACCGGATTCGTAATCTTTGCGCCATTCCAACGTGAAAGGCATCAGCACGGTTAAGATTAGTGTTTCGCACATTCAGTACCTTTAGGAGTTAGGTTCATATTGGCCAACCAGATTAGGTCGAACATATAGGAGAAGCCAATCTTAACTTCTTCCAAGTAACCAGTCGTAGCCGTCTTATCTAGCAGCGTGCCTTCTACTTGCTTTTGGCCTACTAGGTTACCATCGTGGTAAGCGGTTAAGACAGTACGAACCTTGACAGGGTCAGTTGGGTGCGAGCCATCCATTGTGGTTGAGACCGTGAAACGATAGTCGTTGATAAGCTCGTAAGCAGTATCAGCCGTGCCGCGCTGGTCTTCAGCATTAATAGATATAAGGCTAGTGTCCACCACCTTATCGCGGATCAACTTACCATAGTCGATCAACGACTCTTCCATATCAGATTTAATACGGCGTTGCATGGCTGCGGTTGCTTTAAAGATGGCTGAAGCTTTATGTGACATTGTTTTTCCTCGTTTGCGTTAAGTTCTGGATTAATTATCAGGCAAAACGAGAATAGGTCAACAGGGTTCTTTAAAAAATTAAAAAATATTTTGAAGCGGGTAGGAAAACTTAAAATTTTACTTTAATATTTATAACAACCTTAATCGGAGGAATTATGAGTAACCAACACTTTATTACGTCCAAGACACGAGAATTAATCCTTACCTATATAAAGGAAGAAGGAAAGTCCTATTTCACGCTAAGCCTACAAATCGAAGTTCAGGAGCAATGGCTTCGCAAGTTCGCTATTGGTGAGATCGGTCGCCCTGATATTAACCGTGTGCTTTCTATATACGAGCACTTGGCTGGCTTCACTCTTGAAGAAGTAATCCGCAAAGCAGGTAAATAAATATGCAAAAGTTTCCACAGGGGTTAAAAGAACTCAAGCAGTGGGCAGTAGCTGGTGCAAACAAAATCCCTTATAACCCAGTCACTGGTAAACCTGCTAAACCAAACGACCCGACCACTTGGGTAAGTTTCAATGAGGCATATAGTAAAGTAGTCTCAGGCGAGTACGAGAATGTCGGTTTCATGCTTTCAAAGGATGATCCTTATACGGTAATTGACCTCGATGATCCTAAACCAGAGAAATATACCGAGGAACAGAAAGCCGTACTAATCCGAAACATGGAACGAATCGTCAACAAATTCGATTCCTATACCGAGCTTTCGCGTAGCGGTAAAGGCTGCCATATTATCGTCCGAGCGTCAACCGAAGCTGGACGCAAGAAGGATACGGTCGAAATCTATTCGTCCGAGCGTTTCATTATTTGTACGGGCAATGTCGTTAAAGATAGAGCGGTCGAGGAATACCAAGATTTAGTTGACTTCGTATACGAAATGATCGCACCATCCTCGCAGTCAGGAACACTGATCGATTTTGACAAGGTCTACGAATACTCAGAGGATGAGCAATATAGCGATAACTGGCTAATCAACAAATTACTAGAAGACAAGGATCACCTTAAATTCCAGTACCTATGCGCAGGTGACCATGCGTCACTAGAAAAACTAGGTCATAAATATCTAGGTGACGACTCTCTGCTAGATATGGCATTGATAGATATGTTAGGACGCTATTCACAAAACTACGAACAAATTGAGCGCCTGTTCCTACGCACGCCACTCGGTAGTCGTACCAAGCACCTCAAGAACCCTAAGAAGTTGAAATATACTTTGCGTAAGTATTTCTCGAACAAGGTGGCCATGGAAGCCGAGCAGCGTGAGCGCCGTGAAGCAGTCAACTCTGTGGACATAAGCAAGATACAGAAACAAGCTCAAGAAATAATCAACAAAGAAATTGAGCCAAAGAGCAACGTGCCTTGGCCACCAGGATTTATGGGTAAGATTGCAGAATCGGTCTACCATGGTGCGCGCTATCAGTCGGCAGCTATCGCGGTAGGTTCGGCACTCGGACTTGTGGCCGGTATCGCAGGGCGTAACTATCGTATCGGAAGTCAAGGCCTAAACCTTTATATTGCATTGCTCGCTAGTTCTGGTACTGGTAAGGAAAGCGGCAAAAGTGGTGTCCGTAATATCCTGAGAGCTATCGAATCCGAGTTCCCGCAATTCTCTGTAGAGGATCTAGTAATGGGTAACAACCAAGAACCTAAGTCAGCGCCAGCACTAGCCAAGATGCTTGGAGCGAACCCTTGCTTTGTCTCGGTCTTTGACGAGGTGGGTTACTTAATGGGAGCCATGGCCGGTAGCCGCGCCCCGCAATACTTAGTCGACCTTAGTGGTATGATGTTAAAGCTCTACACGGCCAACGGTAAGAACGGACGCCTATCCGGTAACGCCTACTCGGATAAGGAAAAAAATATGCCATCGGTTATGAGCCCGAGCTTTACCATACTCGGCGAATCAACGCAACTCAAGTTCTTCGACAAGTTGACGCCTAACGATATTGAATCTGGTCTACTGCCCCGTTTCACCATCTTCGAGCATATCGGCGAACGCTCCAAGGTTAACCGCAACTGTGATGACTACGTTGTACCAGTTGACGTGAAAAAGCAAGTCGAAACGTTAATGCACGTCCGCATGAACAAACAGATGCAAGCGAAACCTGCTGTAGGCCAAGATATTATCAGCCCATCGACCACCATTGAAACTATCCCGATTTCTGAGTCAGCGGAGATGAAGCAAATCAAATTCGACTATGAGGACAACGTAATTACTCCACGCATGAAAGAGGATAAGGTGGTTGGTCCACTTTGGGCTCGTACTCCTCAGATGGCAGAACGCATCGCCGGACTATGCGCGGTCATCGACAACCCAGACAATCCAGTCCTAACAAAGGAATATTGGGATTGGGGCTTAACGGTAGCCGAGCACTCGATTGGTAAGATTATTGCGCACCTTGAGTCTGGCGAGATGGCCACAGTAGACGATTTCATAGAAGCGAAACTGGTAGACATTTTATGTAAGTTTACGGCTAAGCATGGCGGCTTTACTTCGGGTAAGAACGCTAATTCATTTACTCCACAGATGAAAAGGGATGGGGTTGTATCGGTCGGGGATATTGCTGACAAACTAAAACGTAGCGGGTCTAAGTTTACTGCGGCAATCGATGGGTCACGATTCAAAGGTAATATCATTGGGTTTACTCAATGGAAACTAGAGCAG